GCGTGGATTCACGCGCCTCACGGTGGGCTACTGGGAAGGCAAAAGTGACGCAAATAGCGTCAGCCGCGTCAGGCGAGGCCAATCCGCGTGCCTTCATGTCCTTTTTCGACTCCAAAAAGATAGTCCCCTTGGAGTCGGGCTTCATCATAGGCGAAATTAAATCAGTTTTAAGAAACCTGTCAAGCGGGATTGAAGCAGTTTTCAGCCAATCCTTCATTTTGCCCCACATTTCGGCCCTTTTGTTGCCATACATGACCGGATTTGATGATTTATTGCCAAAGTTGACACCTTTGATTTTGTACCTTTGCTCTTTCAAACGATCCACAATACCAGCCCCAAGGCCGCCTTCGTCAATCACAACCAGCGCGGGCTTGTATTCCTCAATCGCCTCGATCACATGCCCAACAACAGTCATGGTGTCGTCGCCCCTGTGCCGTTGAATAGCAATAATATCCCGTCCTTGGCGCACGGCAATGACTGTTGCATCCGCGCCAAAGCGGGCTGGGTCTACACCGATCACAATGGGTGCGCTGGCGTCCTGATATTTAGGCCGCTTCATAGCTTCGTCTACCAGACTGGCCGATATGAACTGATCGTCGCCCTCGGACGGAAACTGGCCGTACACCTCAACGTGCGCTTGGCTAGAGTCAGCGCCGTATTCGTCGATGATCTGCTGGTAGACCTGTTTGTCCGTCCCTTCGACCGTGCGGGCGTCCACCACCTTGGTCGTCCAGAACTCCCGCTTGCTGTTAAACGCCTCGTAGAAGTACCCAGTGTTGCGCCGTGGGTTAGAAAACGCCATCCAGAAGCGGTTAGGCGTGTTCTCCGTGAAGAATCCACTGGTCACCGCCCAGATGCTGTCGTCAATACCGCTTGCCTCGTCGAACACGACCAGCACACCGTCAAAGTTGTGGACACCCGCGTAAGCGTCGGGATTCTCCGCTGACCACAGCCGTCCCTCAACGCCCCAGTAGCGTGTGCCTTTCTTGAGATCACGCTCGACCAACTCCGTGAGCCACTTGGCAGGCATCAGTCTGGTTGCCGACACTTCAAACCAATGGCTGTTAAGTGCCATCGCCAGCCACTTGGTAATCTCGGCCCATGTGACTGACCTTAACTGTGACTCACTGTTGGCCGAAATGATGGTCGTGGAACCAATGCGGGTTGAGAGCATCCAGATTGTGATCCATGAGACCAAGGCCGACTTACCAATACCACGGCCAGATGACACGGCGTGGCGTAGTGTATTGAAGTCTAGCTGGCCTTTGTTCTGGGTGATGTGGTCGGCAATATGCGTCAGCACCTCGCGCTGCCATTTGCGTGGGCCTTTGAAATGCTCCAGCGGCGTGCCAGGCTGACCCCATGGAAACGCGAACATCACAAACGCCAAGGGGTTGTCTTTGATCGCTGGCGCCCACAATCTGGCCATTAGCTCTTGTTCGTCTTCAGCGCTGTATATGGTCGATTGCATTTTGTGCCGATGGTTCTATTACTTGGGCGTCGCTCACATCTATGACATCTAAGGCCCGCTTGGTTGCCTCGGCCAGCGCGCCAGTAATTGAGATGCGCTGATCCACCTCGACAGATATGGCTTGTTTGGCCACCCAGCCGTGTTGATGTTTGAGGATTTCTAACGCTGCCTTAGCGTCGCCCTGTTTGGCGGCCGCGTGGAGTACTTGGGACAGTTCGATCTCGCCATCAGCTTTGCCTTTCTGCGCGGCGAGTTCCACCACGGGGTCAAGTTGCGTGAGTTGTCTGTATTCAATAGGCAGCATGCCCGCGGCGAGCGCTAGTGCGTCACCCTTGAGGCCTAGCTTGGCCGCGTCATATACCGCCTTCAAGCGCGACTCTGTTGCTTCGACCTTGCGCGGTGTAAATGGAATCGAGTGGAACATGTGTTCTCCATGCAGTTTGCACGTGGTGCGAGTTTACAACAAAAAATAAAAATTCTGTGAGAAAAAAAATTGTTCGTGAACGCTACGTTTTTGCTGGCCCTTTGCGCTCGGCCCTACCCCCTCCCCCTTGGCCGCATGCTGCAGGCCATGCCGGCCATGCCGGCCATGCCGGCGGCGGCCACCAGCTGGCGGCCATTGGGTCATTTGGGTCATTTGGGTCACGGTTTTAAATTGCATGGCCATGCATGCCATTGGGTCATTTGGGTCATTGTTTTTTACGTGACCCAAATGACCTAAAAGGCTGGCGCCAGCGCGCGCGAAGCTTTAAAGCTTTGGGTCATTTGGGTCATTTTGTCATGCTACAAAAATTGGCGCGGGATGCGGTGGCGGCGCGCCCTTACAGTTTACTAAGGGTATACCCTTATATCAAAATCTTTTATTTTCTTAATTAGAATCAATGACCCAAATGACCTAAAGCATGAAATTTCCCAGTATTCACGCGGGTTTGCCTTTAGGTCAATCTGCGCGCCAGCATGGCCAAACCATGACCTAAAAAACCCAAAGCCCTACAATTTAGTCAACTATTGCAATTAGGCGTTGACAATGTAAAAGAATCTGTTACGCTAGAAGCTCGCTTCGGCGAAAACGGTAAATTACAGTAAACGAAAGGCACAAAATGACAATCTTGAAATTCAATACCGGGCGTGAATACACCGAAAACGGTCAACGTATCGCAGCGACGCGATTAGAAAACGGCGCGATTGTGCTGTTAGATATCGACCGTCATATCGACGTTATGTTGCCAGCTGGCGTCGAATTAACTCAAGCTGACGTCATGTTGGCTTATGACCGTAATTGGTACATTTTTCCGACCGAAGTCGGTATGTCATACGGTGATTATTACGCCGTGCTGCAGCAGCTGCGCGAAGCGGCCAATTCTCTTTAATTCAATTCTCTAAACTAACCTAAAGGCAAAACAACATGAAAAAAGCATTATTAGATCTACTGGCGGCCGTGATTGTCGCTGGCGCGCTACTTATCGGCGCCCTGGCTTATTTTGATGTATTGGTGAAATAACATGCAAGTACATCTCACACTCAAAAGCGCGAACGTCAAAACGGGGCCAATTCCCGTATCAACTACAGAGCGCGATTCATGCCCTAGTGATTGCCAAATGAAGGCCGAATGCTATGCAGCCAGCGGCCCGCTGGCGCTTCATTGGGCTGCGGTATCAATGAAGCAGCGCGGTACATCATGGGGTGAATTCTGCGAAACAATCGCGCGCTTACCCGATAACCAGATCTGGCGCCACAATCAAGCTGGGGATTTGCCCCAGCAAAACGGGACAATTGACGCCGTCAAATTAGGCCAATTAGTGGCGGCCAATAACGGTAAACGCGGGTTTACGTATAGCCACCATCGCGACGCCGATTCAATTAATTGGATACGGCATGCCAATAATTGGGGCTTCACGGTCAATTTATCGGCCAATGATCTAAACGACGCCGATTATTTGGCCGACCAAAACGCGGGGCCCGTCGTCGTCGTTTTACCGTCAACACAAAATGAAAACCTAAAAACCCCAGCCGGGCGCGCCGTCGTCGTTTGCCCGGCCACCCAGCGCGATGACGTTTCATGCGCGACGTGCCAGCTTTGCCAGCGCCAGCGCGCGGCCATTGTAGGATTCCCGGCGCATGGCTCGCGCCACCGTGTAATTAACTTAAGGCTTGCAAAATGAAATTATTTAGAAAACTATTCACCGTTGATTGTCGCGAATGCAAAGAAGTGAAGGTTTGGGTCTGGCATTGTCGCTGTGATTTTTGTGATGTTAATGAAGGGGTTGTCAAATGATTTATTACGGTACTTATCACCGTTTGCGCTTACATGTAAGCGCTACACCTAAACACGTTTTGCGCGCGCTTTATAAAAAGCTGCGCCCCGTCGCGCTTACCCGCGATCAACGCATACACCGGCATGCAATAGCGCGCGACATTTTAGAGTGTCATTGTGAAGCGCGCGCGCTTTATGAGAGGGTCACAAAATGATTACCCGCGAAAAGAAAATTCAAGAGCTAACTAATAATGAGCTGCGCTGGCTTATTGATAACCCTCAAGAGCTAGATCACGTCACAAGCTTTTTTGTAAACGGCGGTTTTACGGTTTACACCGATAAAGCTATCAATGACCTTTATGAAAGAATTACAAAATGATTAAAAGCATGCGCGCAAAATACCCGGGCCGTTGCGCCCAAACGGGCGCCAGGATAAACCCCGGCGATGATATTAAATTCGATACTGTAACGCGTCGCGCATGGCTGGAAGAGCCAGGCGATACCCGCGTTATTTTTTACGGTGAGCATGGCGCCACCGTTTTCCATCGTAACCGTAACGGGCGCTGCGAAGACGCGCCATGCTGCGGATGTTGCACTATTTAAAAAGGACCAAAATGACCCATTATGACAAAACCCTCATAACCTTCCACCGGGGCAATGCATTCACGCCAGAGGGTATAGACGCGGCACCGTTTGCGATTCTGACAATCAATGACCTAGTGGATAGGGACCTAATTGATGCTATTTGCGCCCTTATGCGCGAACACGTCAATAAGGTCCACGCCGACCATTGCAACATTAAATTTAACTTAGAGGATTGGGACGTATGAAAACCGTGACCATTGGCCGGACGGCCTACAAAGTAAACGACGCGCGCGACATATACGCGGAGCATGCTAAATGCACCGGTAAGCACAAAATTGTAAAAAGTAAAGGCCCTGAGCGCCGATACTTTCCGACCTACTTTTACTCTACGGCCGATTATGTAGCGCGCTATTACGCGCTAAACAGTGGCCGGGGCCACCAGGGCAAGGGCGCGCCCTACGGCGGCGAAAACACTCTCACGGGGTTTTATGAGAATCTAAACGAAGCGCCGACCACCTACTACACCGGAGAGGATCTTTATGAAAACGAAGGATAATTTACACCCGCTTATGCGCGAGATAATCGCGCCATGGGCGCCGCTCACTTATGCCGATCACTATTATGTGGATTTGGGTTATCGATATGAGCGCGGCCAAATAACAGAACATGAATATAAGATGGCGCTGGCCGAAGGCCCCGAAGCGCGGCGCCTAATGGACCGGGGCGCGCTTGAAGCTATGCAGAAGGCCTATTAGCATGGTTCTACTAATTGCCCTTATACTGGGGGCGCTGCTGGCGGTTCTTTTGGACCTTTAGCGGTTGCCACACCTCACAAGGCCCCTATCACTAGGGGCCTTTTTTTTACTTAACTAATCGCACGGCCTGGGGCGCTGGTAGATCTTCCACCATGCGGCGCAGGTCTGACTTGCTCATGTTGGCCATGTCAGGGGCGCAGAATAGGTGCTTTTTGCTTTGGAAGTCACCGGACGCCACGCGGCCCAGGTCAACCCAGCCAGCCTCTTTAAGCGCATGCAATAGCGCAGGCTGCGGGACCTTCACGCCAGCGGGAGCGGCGCCAGCCACGCGGTCACACAATGCATGGAAGGGGGACGCCACGACGCCTTTAGAAAATTCACCCAGGCGCCCGCGCATAAGCTCCACAAGGTAACTCTCCGCCATGCTCATACCATGCTCGACAAGGTTTAGCTTAAATTCTGTCATCATGGGGGCTGCACCAGGATTAAACGCGCTCACGTCGCGGGCCATGAGCCACGCGCCCACGGCAGCAAACCCGCCGTTTTTGTACCAGTCCCACATGCGCGCGGCGGCGTCAGCGGCCATGCGCGGAGCATGGGACCAAATGCACATCCAACGGCGGTCCTGCGAATCGAGGGAAATTGGCACGGGGTCATTGGAAAACGCCAGCACGAACACGCGGTTGGCCATTTGGTAGGGGTGCAGGCCCTTACGGTTCACGGTCAACATCTCAGGGGGCGCGGCGATGATGGGCTTGAGCTTATTCGCCAGCGCGCGGCGCTCTTTGGCGTCGGGTTCTTTCAACTCATTCAAGATCAAGATTTCCGACTCCAGGGCATAGCCAAATTGGCTGCTCATTGTGTCATTGTCCAGCAGGCCACGGTTTTTAAGGTGAGGGCCACACACGGCCCAAATAAACGGCGCCCACATAGTATCTTTGCCGGACCCTTGGTCGCCGCCATGCAACACGGCGTGATTGATTTTGATGTTGGGATGCTGGACCTTAAAGGCCATCACGTTCAAGATATGGTCCAACTCACGGGAATCGGGCACCAGTTTTTTACAATGGTCCATCCACGGGGACACGTCACCAGCGGCCACAGGGGGCCGCGCGTCGCGCCAGCGGTTGCCATAAAGGTCACCGTCGCGCGCCACAATGACGGAATCACCAGCGGCGTAGGTGATGCCGACAAGGGCTTTGGCGCCCATGGTTTGGCGGTTCTCATCGAAGCACACGGACGCCTCAATTTTGGGGTTCTTGCCATGGATAGAGCGGCAGGGGATGTGACGAAACAAAGCGTTAAAGGTCTGGCGAGAGATCTCACGGCGGTCCTGCATGTCAAAGTAAGACTCATCGTCTTGGATGTACGCGAAGCGCTCATACCACTGCGCCTTCTCGACACGGCCCAACTCTTTGCGCTCAACTTCGGCGATCACGGCGGAGGCGTCGTCAGTAAACATGTCGGACGGCGTCAGCTTGGCCAGCGCTTGGTCCATGGCCATGGTCAAGAGTTCTTCGCGCAGGCCTGGCGCATGCTTGGGGCCGCCATTGTCGGCCACCCACTTAAGGAACATGTTCGAGTCAAGGTCTACGCAGTGGCTGTGCAGGCAGCGGTAAGCGCGGTTGGCGGGCATGTAACGGCCCTCTGGATTGCCGTCGGTATGCTCGGCAGAGTTAGGGCAGATGATGCCAGCCCAGCCCTCTTGGTTGGGGTGTGATAGTAGCAGACCTTGGCCACTAAGCCACGCCATGACGTCGTCAGCGCCGTCGTCTGACAAGCGGATCGGACGCACACCAATAGAGTCGGCAGGCGCTGGCACCACGTCAAGGGCCTTGCAGATTTGCTCAAGGGTGAAGTCACGTTCGGGATGAAACTCCACCAACTGAGCGGCGAAGTTCTCACGGCCTGGCTTCAAGTTGATCGAGCCGGGCAGGCGAAAGTTACGCACGGCGTTAATGGCGCCCTTGTCGGTATAACCCGCGTCGGCAATGGATTTGATGGCCGCCGCGAAGTCGGCTTTGGTCGGCTGCTCAGAGAATGCATAGCCCCACTGGAAGGAACCTGGCGACGTCTCGATCTTCCATGTTGGCTCGATGGGCGGGACCTTGGCCTTGGTCCCCACGTCGTCCAGCACCATGACAAGCACGTACTCACAACACGCCACGCCAGCGCTTGGGTGGCCGTCTTTGAAGCGGTCGATAATGAAGCTGGCCGTGTTGCCATAGATCGCCCAATCTTTTTTGATATGTGCGGTTGGCAGCATGGCGGGCCATGTGCATTTGATCGCGCCGTCAGCGTGGAACTGCATCTGCCCGTCTTTAAGTTGGGGCTTCTGACGCACTATCAGCGCAGTCTCACCCTCTGGAGCCAAGGACATTAAAAATTCAAGAAAGTTCATTTGCCATACCTTTTCATAGTTTCAACTTCAGCGGCCAAGGGCAAGCCATCTGCCCATGCTGGCGCTGTACACATCACACGTTTTAAATTTTCTGCCGCTTCTGGGTCGGCTGTTTCGACAACGATCTCGTCATGCACATGAAGCACAACGTCATCGAGTTGTCTGAGGGAATGTCGGAGTAAGTCATTGGCGACCGCCTGCGTCACATTTTCACACGCCAAGCCTTTCCAAAGGCGGGCGCGTGGCCATTCTTTTGCATCTTGCGCGGGCTTCCATGCCGCCTTGGCATAACTGACGCCCTCCGATTCCAGTTTGGCATAGGGGTAGCACAAGATGCGGCCAGAGGGTAGGGCATACCATAGGTGCAAGCCGTCAAACAAATATGTTATACGGCCAGCCTTAAATTCACGCCCCTTATTCCTCATTGCACGGGTATAGGATTCCTCAAGCGCCGCCCAATAAGGTACGCTCCAAGGATTAGCACGCCGCCAGCCATCCACCATGCGTTTGGCAACTGGCTCAGGAAGACTGATCCCATAAGCCCGAC